TCTGGCTGTCCTCATATCTTCACGTTGTATTTGTAATCGAGCCTTTTCAATATTTTTCAATATGTTATCAAAAGATTTTGTTTCTGTTTTTAAAACATCCAATGCAGCATCTCTAGCAGCACTTTCTGATTTGTATGCTGTCAATGCCTCTTGATACGCCATTTCCATAGAGTTTTTTATTCGTTGTTCATTGCTCTGTCGATATGACTGAACAATCATTCTAGCTATTTCAAAAGACATTTCTAATACCTCGCTCTGGGATCAATAGGTATATTAGGATCAAAAGTTGATCTTGGCATACCTGGCAAAGTTACAGATACACCTGGTAGAGTAGATGAAGCTATACCTGTAAATAGGTCTTGTAAAAGTTTTTGTAATACTTCGTCCTCTAATTTTTTATCTACCATATATTCACCAACAACAGTACCAGATTGACCTATCGGGCCATCTCTAAGATTTGTGTTTTCTACAGCTTGCATTTCGGGAGTTTTACCTATTTCCAACATATTTTGTGTGCCTATACTTGTTGCCTCAGCAGCTCCTCTGAGCTTGTCGATCTTTTTGTTGTACAGTTGTTCTGCAAGTCCCTGTTCTGCTTTTATGCCAGCAGCCCCTGTAGCGGCCTCTCCTATGCCACCCACTAGTGATAGAGCAGCTTGCCTTTCCAAGGCCTTTGCTTGACGTTTCTGCTCTTCTAATCGTGCCTTCTCTTCCGTTTGTTGTCTTGCTACATCTGCATCTCTTTGTGCTACTGCTTGCGCGACCTGTCCACGTGCCGCTTGTCCTGTGTCGGCCAATGCTTGTTGTTGTCGAAATGCTGCTCCTTGTCCAATGTCACCAATGTTTTGTGATGCACCAAACCTTGCCATTGCCTCACGCTCTGCCGCTTGCACTGGAGTCATAGCTTGACTGCGATATAGTTCGCGTTCACCTTGTGTCATACCCAAGGCATTGCGAGCTTGCATACGTTCGAGCTCACGTAGTCTTTTTTCTTGTTCTGGAGTTAACTTTAAATCACGTGCCGCGCCAAACTGCCCAGCCGCTGTAAGTCCTCCTTTCAAAAGTGCTTGTCCAGCACCAGCTAACAATGCTAACGTTAATGGTTCCATGTGTTGCTCCTACATGTAAAAACATTCAAGTGAAATCGACCATGATATATTTTGACACATACCAGCGGAAGATGTATATACTAGTCCAATACTATAATTTTTGATAGCACTTACTGTCTGTAAAACAAAACCATTTGTGATATGAGTACCATCTATTAATACATCATGAGTACTAGTATTGGGTTGTTCAGCTATTCGGTGCTCTATACTCACACCATGTATAAATTTACTGTTTATTGCTGTCTTCAAAATAGTTTCCCCTGTCGTACCATCTATGTCATTTTTGCTTTGATGTACCATATGCCATTGAAAAAAATATGTACATGGTCTAAGTATATCAAAAGTTATAGTCGATTGAGGTACTCTTACTTTGTCGATATTTGTATTCGTAGATTGTGCAGATAGCCAACGTGAACAATATGATGTTCGATTTGTCAATGCACCATTGTTTCGTCCTCCAAACGTTCCTGATACATTCTCTGTTAGGTTTGTTGTCGGAGTATATCTGCCTTGCATAATGTGGTGGGTATCAATCCACTTGGTAGCTAAATCTAAGTCAGATGCAGTAAGTTTATTTTGTTTGCTTTTCATAGCATCCAAGTTATCTCGAACATCTGATGCATCAAGTCTTTCCGCAGTCCATGTTTTAGGAAACGATATACTCATACGGACTCCATCAATAAAAAGGCTATGTTACTTGTATCTATTGTAATTTGATGAGTAGCTGCTGTTGCTGGTTGTATCTCCCATGCGTTAGTTGCTGGAGACGTTATAGGACTAGCATTGTAGAAGTTTTGCACTAAGCCTTTGCACATCAAACGTAATCCATAAATAGTATAGTCTCTGTCTGCTTGATACCACCAACATCCATAACCTGTGCGATCGGGAGGGAAGTCATACTCAGTGGTTCCTCCCCTGCGATGTACATATACATGATTAACAAAGGTTGTTGCATATGTATCCGTAGATGAAGCACCATAATTATACAAAGAAGCGTTAGTCAAATGATCATCAAAGTCACTTTGATTTGGAACTGGTGCCCATGCACCTCCACTAGACAACTGCCATTCTAACCATATTGCCCAAGCTGTTGCATTTACATTTGAAGTTACAGGAGGATCAACTGCTCCAACAACTTCATTTTCAAACTGCCAATAAACTCGTAATATTTTATTTGTATTAAAAGTAATAAGTTTGCTCCATGTATGTACCGCTGTTGGTGCATCAAATGGAGTTGATGCTGCCGTATTTGCTTGTACAACTGTTGAGCTAGTATCTGTGTCATCATCTGCATCTAATAAGACAATGTCGTTAATACCACTTACGTTATTTAAATCAAAAACTGGCATATCTATACCTTCATTACGAACATTGTCTCCATCCATGGGAAACGCATCATTTACCTCTGTAAATACTTGATTCAGATCTGTGCTAGTCAGTAGCTCTCCACGTCTAGGTGGGTTGTCATTGGTTATTCTGCTCATCGCCAACGTCCTATAAATAAATGTTGCATAGCCAACAATGTAAATAAACATTTTGTGTTTTCGGTATCTGACTTAGAAACTGATCGTGCTTGTACTACTGCTTGATGACTTCCACCTGTAATGGGGAAATCACATACCATTCGTAACGTAACTATAGGATGTGGAACTTTGTACAAAGTACATACTTCTACACCATCGAATAATAAACGCATAGTTACTGACTTTACATTTTCAGTATAAAAAGTGTTGTTGTATATGTGTGACGAAAACTCCCAATGCAACATACCATCTTTGTTGTTGGATATAGTCTGTTCATCAACTGTTACCCAACCTCCACCGTATGTATCGTATGATAGTCCACGAAAATCTCCTAAAGTAGCTCCTGTATTTGTGTCGGCCAATGCTGTCATATCATCACTTCTAAATATAGTCATATTATGAAAAGCGTTGTCTACTACAGAGCTTTTATCTACAGCTTCAGAAGGAGTCATTGTACGGTCTATGCCACCATTAAAGGAAGATTTATACTCGTTGTAGCCTCGATTAAACTCTTTGTAATCTGCTATAGCATTGTCTCTAGGATGTGCCTCTGTCCATTTCTTGCTCATACCTTTTTACCTTGGATTACTCTCATGCCATTACCTGTAAAATCTACAGCATAACCTATTATGTGCATGTCTTCAGTTGTTTCGATTTTCCATTGGAAGTGTGAGCAAGCTTTACTATACACATCATATCGTATTGTAGTAATCAATGGCTCCTCCCAAAATGCCTCTGTGTCAAGTACAACTTTATCATACACTACTTGATCATCAAAATCAGGTCTTTGCTGTCGAAGTCCTACAGTTTGTTCGGGACTGGTATAGTTAAAATCCATGCAGTACTCTAATGGAATCGCCTGATCTCCTCCAGAAGATATGAATAAATACACACTGTGAATCTTTTTCTTTGTTGACGGATCCCCCATATCGAGCCATGCACTGCGAATAATAGAGGTTAAAGGTGGATTATCTTCCATCTCTTCATCTGCTACTTGAGATCCAGCAGTTCGTTTGTGTGACAAAACCATAAGCCCATGTTCTTGATCATTACTAACTGAATCGTCATTCATTCCGAAAACTACATATCCAGTTTGATTAACAATCATTGGCCCAGCTGGTATATCCTTTCTCATTGACCAGGTTCGCTTGTCTGTATGATATACCAAACCAAGGTTATTAATGGGACTCCCATCTACAGGAAAATGCACAATGTATTCTCTACGTTTTTTACTATATACAGCAGATGCTTTGGCGATTGCATCTTTGTTTATACGTTCGAATGTATCACGCAAATGTGGAGTAACGTTCTGAACTAATGGGTTGCTGTAATCCAAGTTTATATTAATGCTGTATATACCATCGTAACTTAAGAATAATACACCAACTCCTTCTACTCCTACAATCGTATTGGTAGCTCTAGTCCCAATATGCTGAACCAAGTTAGTGGCTAAGAAGTTTGGGTACGAACCTCGAACTATGTCAATGCTGTATTCGCGAAAGACAAGTAGGTGATTAAAATACGAAAACAATCCTGTAAGACCACCACCTTGCCGATGAGACAAAGTCATAAAGTTTAATGCTGCAAACTGATCAGGCTTTGATGGTAAACTATAATACAGTGTAAGATCATCATCTCGTCCACCATCTATAAACAAACAATCTTTGTAACTCCCTAAGTATCTACACAACATGCTTGGAAATGGTATTGAGTCTAAGGGCCCTGGAGCTTGACTTCCTAAGGCTATGTCTGGTAAATCATCGATATATATGTCTTCTGTATTATTAGGCACTTCAGCTACAAAATAATAAGTCTCAGCATCTGCCGCACCTTCTTCAGAATAGTTTTTAGTGCGATATATTCTTCGGGCAATGACATCATTGTTGCCTGTAGGTATCTCTATTGCTATTCCATACAAAAGTTCAGATGCCAAAGCAACCCATGATATGGTACTACTTGAAGCACTTAAAGGTGATTCTGCTCCAGCAGTGTTTACAAAAGATACTTTGTATCTATACTTGCTTTCCGAATCTTCTGTTGAAATACCCATGCCTTTTTGTTTTATGTCATCTTTTGGGAGAGTTGGTATATTTTCAGTTCTAAACCATATACATGCACTGTTTTGCCCAGCAGCAGAAGCAGTAGGGTTAGTTTCTACATTCCAAGCTACAGGAGCAGAAGGTGCTGCATCAAATCCCAAAGGATATTCTATTAAATAATTAGTAGTTAGATGTGAAGTTACGGGCCACAATCGTGACTTACTTGGTCTGTCATACCCATTGGCATACAAAATGTATTTTCCAAACTGACAATACTGAGTGCCTACTTCTGAAGAACGTGGTTTTGTTCTGTTTTCAGACAAAGCATTCTTTTTTAATGTTCCATCGAAATCATTAAGTTGATACAAAGTACCACCTTGCTCGAACAAGATAGAGTCTTGTGCGCCTTGATGACGTTGTACATTAAACAAACTATCAACACGGTCAGTCGTAAAAGGCAGAAATGTATTGCTGCCAATCTTGTAAATCTCGTATCCAATCCTGTTTGTCCACCCACCTGTGTACTGATCAACTTGCCAGTTAATAAGTTCTTGCAACGCATCAATAGGTTGGGGAAAGTTTTCGACGATTCCTTTGAGTTTATCAACCTTTGCGTTTGTATCTTTCATGGGATTCTCCGAAGAGGAGTAAACATCGGAACTGTATCAACACCAGACTCCTTCATAAATCCTTTTACAAACCTTCTTGGCTTTTGCGTCAAGAATCTTTGCTCCATCTTTATGAGCTCGCGTTCATACTTACGTCTGTATATTCCAGCTAATGTGGGATTGTCATGTTTATTTAATACATCCATTAGGCATGCATATGCAAGTATGAGATGATGTGACTGTGGTAATTCAGGTGTATCTGTATCTTCTTCCAATCTAGGTGGGCGATAAATGTATCGAATCGATAGTTCGAAATCTTCACCTTGTCTCGGATACAAACGTAATCTTTGAACATACGCATCAAAATAACTGTATCGATCAGTTTCAAGTACAAAAGTACCATCTTCAAAAGATGTTTGGTCAAAGGATACATCTACATTACCGCCTCCACCTACATCTACTTTTTCAACTTGATAGACTCCACGAAAATCTTGATTCAAATTCATGTTGTAAATATACAATCGTCTAGCAAATGGTATCCTGGAGGCTAGTACGGGTACATTAATCCGCAGTTTTTGTAGGTCGGTCAATGTAATTTCTTCGGAAAATGGGGACAATCCACTTTCCATTTCATACTTTTGACCATCCGAATCCCACTTTACATATGTTTGTGCTACCTTTACACTCCTCTCTCCAAGACTTGTCAAGCTTGTCGTAGTACTTACCGATGGTGCAGAAGTTGGACTACGCATAGAAATGCTGTCCTGTATAATCCAATAGTTGGGTGTATTTACTTCGTCTAGAGGTAGGTTGTAATACTCATCCTCGTATCGAGTCAACGGAATAAAACGACCTACATCTGTAGGAGATATACTGTACGAACGTCTGCCTACTTGTAGCAAACTTACACAGTTTTGAGGTAAACGAATAAATCTTTGTTTGAAGGTGATTGTCTCCGCAGTAAATGTCGGTACATTCGCATCGATATAAAAACGTGTCGCCACTGAAGGATCAATATACAATACTTCATATTCTTCACCTTCAATCTCTACTATGTTTCCTTCGATCCATAAAGGAACATCTAAGGTTGCGTCTACTATTGTCAACTTTGTCGCTGCTGCATCATAAACTCCACTAGCCGTTCGTGTGTCGTCAGTGTAAACTTCCAACCGTACTTCCTTCTGTGCAAACGAAAAGGCTTTTTCAGAGAACAACATACGATAATGATGATTGATTACATCATCGATCTGTTTTGTGTATTCTATATTGGTAGTTGGATCATAATCAATAATGTTAGCAATGTATTGTCGAATGTCTTGTAAATTCATAAATCACCTATAAAAAAGGGCTAGGCTAGACCGAATGGAATAACCTAGCCCATGTAGCATGGAGAATGCCTAGAACTGTGGGTATACGTAAACAGTTGCTACGTTAGCAGTGTCTTCTTCAGTTGCAATAGCAACAATAGGAAACAGACTGAAAGTAGCAGCACCACCTTCATCTACAGCAACAGTACGAACAGCAAGTTGTCCAGCAGTAGCACCAATCTGTAATAAATCTCCTTCACTAGTATCTGCATGAACGTTTGCTTCGCAAAATCCACGAATACAAACACGAATGTTTGCACCATCAACAGCATCTTCAAGAGCAATCCCGATGCAGAGTTTGTCAAGATCAGTTCCGCTGTCGGACTTTACTACTTTTAACGCTTTGTCTGAATCTGATGTTTGTGACATATCCAAAGAAACAGCATCTCCTGATGAAATACCAAGTTCTTCAGCACAGATAAATACTTCTTCGATTCTACGGTTTGATGCGTCAGCAGAAGAACCTGTGGTATCTGCTGCAACATCAAGTCGTTGTAATAAGTTTTGAGTAGC